AGCACCCACAGCTAGAAGCTCCTAATGTATCAGCGGACCCCCAGGCGCTTCGTGATCCCCGTCCAGATCGGGCAGAAGAATTAACGGTTTACATTTACACAGACCAAGTAGGTCTGCCTGTTGCTGGTCCTCGTGGTATCGGGCAGATTGGTGACGTAACAGTGGTGACATCATGAGCTATACCAAGGCTGAATTAAAACAAGCGATTCAAGATTACTGTGAAAACGCAGAAACGACATTTGTCAATAATTTAGATACGTTTATCGAGTCGTGCGAAGAGCGCATTTTTAAGAATGTAGGCTTGACGTTCTTTCGTCGTAATCAAACAGCTAATCTGACGGCATCTAATTCTTACTTAAACATGCCTTCTGATTTCTTGGCACCGTTCTCGTTGTCGTACACAAGCGGAACAACCAAGACGTTTCTTGAGTTTAAGGACGTTAACTATCTGCAGGACTATGCTCCAGACACATCTGTCACAGGTACACCTCGTTATTACGCGCCGTTTGACTATCAGAACTTCTTGATTGCACCAGTTCCTGATGATAACTATGCTGTTGAATTACATTACTATTATCGTCCTGCAAGTTTGACCGCGCAGGCGGATGGTGGAACCACATGGTTGTCTGTTAACGCGCCACAAGCAATGCTTTATGGTTCATTGATTGCAGCTTATACCTTCATGAAAGGTGAAGCTGACGTTTTACAGAACTATAATGCTCAGTTTACAGAAGCGGTCGCTCGATTAAAGAATTTGGGTGAAGCGCGAGAAACGAGTGATGCATACCGCGAAGGTTTAGTTAGAAGGCAAGCAACATGATAAGTACAGAAGCTTTAAAGTTTGATATTCCAAAAGACCCCGTTGTCACTGTTGAAACAACAGAGGGCCGAGGATTTACGCCAGAGGAAGTTGCAGAGCGGTGCGTTAACCGTTTAATCAGTATATCTGATACAACAGATCCGGCGTTACGCGATCAAGCTCGTGCGTACAAAGCACAAGCTCATCGTTTGATTTCGTATTATATGCGGGAAGCTATTCGTTCGGATCGCACAACCATATATAATGCCTTAGTGGATGCTGGACATCCAAAATTAGCTGAAGCCATAAGGAGACTGTAATGGCAATTTCACAAGCGATGTGCACCAGCTTCAAGCAACAATTGCTCGAAGGTAAGCACAACTTCCGTTCAGGTGGGCATACTTTCAATCTTGCATTGTTTTTAAACGCTGCAACTTTAAATGCGGCAACCACTGATTACTCATCATCTAATGAAGCGTCAACTGCTGATGGTTACACAGCCGGTGGTGCTGCGTTAACAAATGTCAACCCAACAACTTCTGGAACCACTGCGTTCACAGATTTTGCGGATCTGACGTTTTCTAGTGTCACTGTCACTGCTCGTGGTGCGTTGATTTACAACACAACCACTGAAGGTGGTTCAGGCACTACCGATTCGGTAGTTGTTTTGGACTTCGGTGCAGACAAAACAGCAACATCTGGTGACTTCACCATTCAGTTCCCAACGGCTGACGCTTCTAACGCAATCATTCGTATCGCGTAAGGGGGCCTAAGTGGCAGATATCCTTACCGGGTGGGGTCGAGGGACCTGGTCCCAGGGAGCGTGGGGCGAAGCTGTTCCCGTCGTACTCACTGGTGAGGAAGCCACCGGTGCGGTAGGGACTGCTACCGCCTCAATTCCTGCCGTTGTTCCAACCACTGGGATAGACGCTACCGGGGATGTTGGCACTGTTACAGTCTCGGCAGATGCCAATGTTACTGCTACCGGGGTCCCAGCTACGGGGTCCGCTGGAGATGTTACGGTTACTGGAACCGCAAACGTCCCAGCCACAGGAATAGATGCCACTGGCTTAGTAGGTTCTGTCACAATCAATGCTGATGCCAATGTCAGCGTTACCGGTGAATCTGCCACGACTGACGTAGGCACTATCACTACAACGGCGGATGCCAATGTATTCCCAACAGGAGCGGATGCAACTGGGGAAGTAGGAACGCCAACGATTAGCGGCGATGCCAATGTTCCAACTACTGGACTTCCTGCTACCGGTAGTGTAGGAACAGTTTCCATTACCGCCGATGCTAATGTATCCTTAACAAATACAAATCTGGTTGCTACTGGACGCCTTGGCAATGTATTTGTTTGGGGCGAGATCGACCCAAATCAGTCACCAAGTTGGACTGCAGCAACACCGTCTCAGTCGCCAGGTTGGTCAGAAATTACGCCTTCACAGTCTCCGGGCTGGGAAGACATAGCGGCTTAGGAGATATAGATGCCTAGTACATATACCACCAGAAACGGTATTGAGCTGATCGCAACAGGCGAACAATCCGGGTCCTGGGGTGCGACAACCAACACAAACCTTCAAATCGTAGACCGCGTACTTAGTGGCGTTGGCACGATTGACCTGTCTAGCTCTGCCGCCGCGCATACCCTAACAACAACCGACGGTACTCTGACTGATGGCATGTATAAGCTGTTGGTTTTGGACGGTGCTACAGAAGCCTGCACAATTACGATTGCTCCTAATGATGCTCAAAAAATCTATTTTGTTTACAACAACTCGGGGTTTGCTTGCACATTTACGCAGGGTTCGGGCGCTAATGTTACAATCGCAAATGGCGATACTAAAGTTATTTATGCGGATGGCGTAGGAGCGGGTTCGGCGGTTTCAGATTTCACCGCTAATTTGTCAATGTCTTCCGTTAATATATCTGGCGGAGCGATTTCAGGAATCACGGACTTGGCTGTCGCAGATGGTGGAACGGGCGCAAGCACTGTTTCAGGCGCACAAACAAACTTACAAGTAGACCCTGCCGGTACGGCGGTCGCTTTAGCAATCGCCCTTGGTTGAGGATATTTAGATGGCAAATACGTTTACACGCAAACTTTCTCGAAGCATCGGCACCTCGTTAACAGCCGTTGGTTCTTATACGGTCGCGGCTTCTACAGATGTCACGGTCATTGGTTTGACCGTCGCAAATACGACGGCTTCGCAGGTTCTTGTCGATGCCACACTGAACGACGGCTCAAACGACACATACATTGTTAAGAACGCACCTGTTCCTGCGGGATCATCTTTGGTGATTATCGGTGGCGATCAAAAAGTGGTTCTAACTACAAACGATAGCATTAAGGTTAAGTCTGACACCGCAACATCTGTTGATGCGGTTATGAGCATCTTGGAGATCACCTAATGTCATTTATCGGTAACATCCCTGCTGAAGCATTTAGCGCCACGGTCAAAGATACTTTTTCTGGTAACGATAGTGACACGGATTTTACGCTATCAGTTCCTGCGACAACCAACAGCGTTGAAGTATTTGTAGAAAATGTCCAGCAGGAGCCAACAGACGCCTACACGATTGCTGGAACCACTTTATCTTTTACAGCCGCGCCTGTTACCGGAACCGACAACATCTATGTGATTCACCGTGGTCCGGCTGTGCAGACGGTGGTTCCTCCAAGCGGTGTGGTAATTAACGCATCGAGCATCACAACCACTGGTTCAGCAACCATTGGTGATGGCCTCACAGTAGACAACGACGGTGCAACGGTTGCGACATTTGATCGGGCGACTTCTAATGGGACGATTGTTGATCTTCAGAAAGACGGCACAGCAGTCGGGACGATTGGTACTTACGATACAGATATTCATATAGGTAGTGGTGATGTTGGGCTATCGTTTTATGATGCAGGAGATACAGTCCTTCCTTTTAATCCTTCAACACCAGTGTACCGTGATAATGCGATTGACTTAGGCAACGCAAGCAACCGCTTCAAAGACCTCTACCTCTCCGGCGGTGTCGTATTTGGCGATGCAGGTGGTAGCGGTACTGCGACAAGCAATACTTTGGATAGCTTTGAGGAAGGGACTTGGACTCCATTCCTTTCTTGTACGGGCGGTAACACAGGAATTACCTATACATCACAAGTAGCGTCATATACAAAGATTGGCAACATAGTTATATCAAACGCGATTGTTGTACTTTCTTCTAAAGGAACAGCATCTGGAGAAGTTAGAATATCAGGTTGGCCTTTTACTCCCGTTAATACTTCTGGTTATAGCCAAGTTGGAACAATAGGGCTAAATAGCACAGTTAGTGGCGGCGTATTTGACGGAGATTTTGATTGTTGGGGTCAATTTTCTCCGGGCGATGCCACGTTTAGAATGTATAGCCTAGATGGTGATGGTGGAGTTACTCAAATGAACACAGCCCATATTCATAACACCACATCATTTAGAGTGTCCATCACATATCATGTATAACCTATCACCAGTGGACTCTGGTGACTGACAGTCCAAGCCAAAGGAGGAAACAATGGCACTAACTAAAACAGTAGCAGTAGACAAGATTGAAATCGTAGGCGACTACAAGATGGTACAAGTGCGTACAGCCACGATTGTTTCGGAAGACGGT